TATGGCGAGGGATCAGGGATACAGCGTAACGCACTCAATAATTTGGGCGCAGCTTATGCGTCGGCGCAGCCTTACAACCAAGCCGCTGGTGGCCTATACCAACAGGGATTGGCGCAGGGTAGTGATATAACGAATCGGTCCTTGGCCGGAACCCAACAGGCACTTGCTGGCGCGCAGCCGTATCAGGGTATAGCCACTAATTACATGACCAGCGGCGCTCAGGCGGTGAACCCGACTGAATTGGGCGCTGATGAGATCAACAGGTACATGTCGCCGTTCCTCGGCACCGTTTTGCAGGGCACCGCTGGCCTTCTTAATCAGCAGAACCAGCAACAGCAGGCTGGGCAGATGGGTAATGCCATCCGCTCTGGTGCTTTTGGCGGCGACCGTGGAGGGATTGCTGCGGCGAACCTGAATCAGCAGCAGAATTTAGCTAACGCTCAAATCTTTTCTGGCCTTCTTAATCAGGGCTATGGGCAGGCGCTTAACACAGCCCAGCAGCAACAGCAGCTTAACCTTGGTGCCTCTCAAGCCAACCGGGCTGCGCAACAGCAGGCTGCGCAACAGGCGCTTGCCATTGGCCAGCAGGGCTTCGGACAAGGGCTTGCCGCCGCACAGCAGCAGGGCGCTCTTGGTCAGCAACTCTTTAACATGAACAACACCACTGGCCAAAATACCGCCGCCCTTGGGCAGCAGGTTTACGGCCAAGGTACAAACACTGCCCAGCAGCAATCTGCTGTGGGCAATACACTCTTCAATCAGGGTGCCACAACAGCGGCTCAGCAAGCCGCTTTGGGTCAACAGCAGTTTGCACAAAACGCCACCGCAGCCCAGCAGCAGGCCGCTTTGGGTCAGCAACAGTTTGCACAAAGCGCTACAGCAGCCCAACAGCAGGCTGCTCTTGGTCAGCAACTATTTAACCAAGGAAACACGGCAGCGGGAACATCAGCGGCATTGGGCAGTGGGCTTTACAACATAGGAGCCAACACAGCCAGCCAGCTTGCTGCCCTTGGCACAGGCGCTCAAACTGCGGCCCTGCAAGGCGCTGCTGCCCAAATGACGGCAGGTCAAGCACAGCAAGCCACTCAGCAGGCTGAAAACAATGCTCTGTACAATCAATTCCTTCAGGCTCAATCGCTGCCATACCAGCAGCTTCAATTGGCAAGCAACATCGCTCTTGGCACCGGTACGGCGCAAGGCTCTACAACCACAACTACACAGCCCGGTGGCTTTTTCTCTGACGAACGTCTGAAGGAAAACATCAAGGCCGTCGGTAAGACCTTCGATGGCCAGACCATCCACAGCTACAACTACAAGGGCGATCCGCGCACACAGATCGGTCTGATCGCGCAAGAGGTCCAGAAGCATCATCCGGAGGCTGTTGGCCTTGCTGGTGGCTACAAGACCGTTGACTACGACAAGGCAACTGAAGATGCCGCCGACCGTGGCCATATGGCTTCTGGTGGCCTTGCAAGCGCTGGTGGCAGCGTAATGCCATATAACGCAGGTCAGGGCTTCTCCAACGGCGGTCTTGCTGGGTACGATCCAGCCGTAATGCAGCAAATGCTTGAGGCGCAGCAGGCTATGTACGCCCCGCTTACCAGTGGCGGGATTTACGCTGGCGGACCAAATGCTGGCGGTGGCCTTGTGCCGCAGTCAAGCTTCGCTCCAAGCCAGTTAATGACGCCCTCCGCGCTGCCACAGAGAGCCACTGGTGCTGAGCAGGCCAAGACCATGGTTGATCTTGGTAGCAGCATCAATAAGTTTGGCGAAGGCATAGGCGCTTGGGGCGATGACAAAAAACCTGAAGACGACAAATATCGTATTTCGAAAGATCTTCTGAAGGAAATAGGCGTTTTATCTGATACCGAAAGGGCAGAGGATTATGCCATGGGCGGCGGCATCCCTTACGGCGGTCAGGGATTAGACATCCCAACGGATGCCCTTGCTGGTGGCTCAAACGGCCCCATGACGGCTGGCAATCTTCCGGGTCAGCAAAGCGGTCTCGACAAGCTTAGCAAGGTAGCCAATGTGGCCGATACCGGAATGAAATTGGGTAAATTTGGGCAAAAGATTGGTCTCTTTTCAACCGGCGGTACGCCTTATGGTGGTCAGGGTCTGGACATTCCTGAAGGGGATGATTTGGATGCCTCGCGTCAGCCAATGACTGCGGCTTCGCTTGAAAAGCCTGAAAGCGGACTCAGCAAGACTGCCAAGGTTGCCCAAATTGCAGGCACTGTGGCTAAGGTAGCCGCCATGTTCTCCGACAAGCGCCTGAAAGAAAACATCAAGCCAATTGGTAAGCTTTTTGACGGCCAGATTGTCCATAGCTATAACTATAAGGGTGATCCGCGCACCCAAATCGGGCTTCTTGCTCAAGAGGTTGAGGGTCATAAGCCTCATGCTGTTGGCTTGGCTGGCAAGTACAAGACTGTCGATTACGCCAAGGCAACCTCTGGCGCTGCTAAGCGCGGTCATTTCGCGATGGGTGGTGAGCCAACCGCTGGCTTGATGGGTGCTGAAATGGCTGCTCCTGAAGAAAATGAACAGGGCTTTGATTTCAACCTAGATCCTGAAGATTTGATAGCTGGCAACGATAGCCACTTTGAGTCTTTGCTGCGCCGCAAGCCTGAAGCTGCACCACAGCGTGTCGATAACTTTGCGGCATCCAATAAAAAATTCCGCGAAGAATTGGAGGCCCGCAAAAATGCGCCCCGTGATCAGGGTCTTGCTGGTGCGCCCAAGGCTGCCGGTTTGCTGCCAGTACCGGCATCTTTGCCCAAAGACCTGTCCGGAATTGCAAAGATTATCTTTGCGGCTGAAGGGGACGGTCAAGCCAAGACTTCTTCGGCGCTCGGTAGGTATGGAATTGTTAAGGACACATACGTCAGTTATTTTAAAAAGGCATTCCCGCAGCAGGCTCGTGAATTGGGCGATGCAGGCATTAGGGCTCTTCGCACCACGCCCGAAGGTCGCAAGCTTAACCTTCAATTCGGCCCAATGATTATTGCGGACAACGCAAAACATCTCAGGAAATATGGGTTCGATACAAATGCCCGTAACGTCTATTTGGCCCACTTCCTTGGGCCTTCTGGCGCTGTAAGGGCGCTGAGGGCAGACCCCAATACGCCAGTTGAATTGGCTGTTGATAAAGACGCAATTACTGCCAACCCAGATGTGTTTGCGAAAAGGAAGATCCGCACCGTTGGCGAACTCATTAACTGGACCGGCAACACCATGGCAAAGCGCGCCAAGGAAATTGGCTTTGCTTCAGGTGGCCTTGCAGGGCGTGATGGGTATCAGGATGGCGGCGTTCCAAAAACTGAAGAAGAGTTGGCTGAAGAAATTACTGCGGCAACCCCAATCCAGACAGTAACTCCAGAGCCTTCAAGGCGCAAAGAGGGCGGTCTTGGTGCAGCGGGCCCTGATGCCACTTCCGTTGCTGCTTCCACGCCAGCCGATGCCAAACCTAACGCCACTGGTGTCGCGCCACCGGTAGTGGAAGACGCTGAAAAGAAGCCACCGGTAGTGGATGACATTGTGGTAACCGCAAAGCTAGACCCTCGTGGCAAGCCGCAGGAAGCCATGCGCAAAACTATTTTTGGTCGTGGTAGGCAAAATCCTGTCAGCCTTGAGGGTGGGGCAGTTGCGCCCTACAGCTATGATTACCTGTCTGAACCCTTTTTCAAAGGCATTAAGCGCGGGTCTGCTGGATCGATCATCCCACTACTGACCGGTATTGCTGCCATGGGCACTGCGCCTACGCGCAGCCTTGGCGTAGCACTCGCGACTGGCCTTGGCGCTGGTGCGCAATCGTATCAAAACTTGGCTAATGAGCGCAACAAGCAGCTTCCTGTCCGTCAGGCTGCCGCTGCCAAGCAGGCTGAGGTTGCAAGGACATTGGCTGATCAATTCTTCCGCCTTGCGCCTGATGGTAAGAACTTTACCTTTACCAAGCCCGGCGCTCCTCCCGGCGAAGACACTTTTTTGGTTACGCCCGGTCAAAAGCAAGCCATGATACAGCAAATGCTTACGGGTTCTGGTCAATACATGCCTGACGTCCCTGAAGGCGCTCAGTTGTATACCCCAACCAAAACTGTGCGAGATGTGGTTAAGTTTAAGTCGGCAACCCCTCCCAGCGACAATAGCGTTGAGGGCATCGTCGCTGGGGCAAACGCGAACCCTAATGTCGCCCAATACTTTAATGAACGCGCACAGGCACAAGCTGACATGGCTGCCCAACAAGAGCTGCTGGGCAGTCAATATGCTTCTCCAAGTGACATAGAATTGGCACAAACCCGTCTTGTGGCCGCTCAATCCAGATACGCAACAGCCGATAAGGCGTATATGGACGCATTCCGCGCAGTCGCTGATCCTAAGCTACAGGCATTCAATACCAGTGTCGCTAACATTGGCTCTGCCAACCTTGACACTTATGCCAAGGCTGAGGATATTGTCCTTAAGAATGAGGCAATCAGGAATGTCGTTGGCGACATTAAGAAATTGCTTGATTCCGGACAGGAACTTCAGCTTGGCGCAACAACATCATTCTGGAATAGGGTTGCAAGCGCCGCTTTGGCAAATGGCGCTCCAGCGAATATTGTTGGCTCAGGTCAGACAAACGCGCAAAGGATTGCGGCGCTTTCCACGCTGCTTGAAGGTACCGGTATTTCGCCTGCGTCCCTTAGCGTTGAAAATAGCACGGCTGCCGTTGCGGCAGTCGTTGGTGTTCTTGACCGGAATATTAGAACCGCTGATGAGCGCCTTGAACGAGCCAAAAAATCGCTCTATCCGACCGCGACTCCCTCCATTAACAACGCCAATACTAGGACTGCGACTGCGACGCCAGCTACGCCGCCAGCGAGTCCGGCAGGGGCACCAGCGGCAGTCCCCGGCACATCCGGCTCACAAAAGGCGTCTGGACCAAAAAGGGCACCGGGTATCTCGGATTTGCCTAATAGCACACCCCAAAATCCGATGGTTTATGCCCCGTCGTATCAAGCAGCCGTCAATGATCCCACTGTTAAGAATGGTACAAAAGTGTACTATCGGGACGCAAATGGAAAAATGGCAAGTAAAACAATGCAGCGGTAGGTGAGGGCGTAATGGCTAAAGATGATGTACCAGCAATCGGAACTGCGGATCAGCTAGAGGCCCAAGGGTTACTTGGCGCCGTAGATATGGTTGGAAAATGGCTTAAAGCTAAGCCATCAGAGCGCAAGCTTTATGAAGAAGTCCAGTTGGATGAAAACGGTCAGCCAATTATTGGGCCTGACGGCGAACCCGTCAAGGCTCAGGTGCGCAACGCCCTTATCGACCCCAAATATGGATACCGTACACAAGAGTCTCCACCCCTTACTCTTTATGAGGCTGGGCACAACGTCGTACACAACTGGCACCCACTTGAGGTTGCGCGTGATGCCGTAAAGGGTCTTGCAGATGCACCGCAGGGGCTTGCGTTTCTTGACTCCTTAAAGCGCGGTGCTTTTGCCGCAGGCATGACGCCTGAGCAATATCGCGACACATTTTTTCTTAGTGGTGGGAATGGGTGGCAGTCGGGGCTCATGCCTATGGGATTCAACCCCTTTGCCCCTACGTTTGTTGATCCTGTCGATGCCAACAAAATGGACCTCGAAACGGCTGCAAAAAGACGCCAAGAGGATTTAGCAAACTATAAAATGGCCTTGGCCCTTTATGGGGTATACAACCCCAAGACAAAGGAATTGTCATTCGATTGGAACGGTTTTGCGCGTGACCTTACGCAGCACCCCGCTGAGGTTGGATCACTTTTTGTTGGCGGCGGTGCTGGCTTTTCTAAGGTTGCATCATGGTTAGGAAAGGCATCTGGCCTTGAGAATGGCCTATCGCTTGTTCAAAACCTTTCACGCCTCAAGGGCACAAGATTGGTTTCCCCAGAAGAATTTTCGGGCACCGCTTCAGCCATGCAGGCAGTTCGTGATTTTGGAACCGCTGTGGTCGATAAGGCCAAAGTTGCGCGTGATGTGTACAGAAGTGCCGCAGCCACCGACGTGGGGAAGGGATTAACAAAAGCGCTCGACGTGACCGGCAAAGCCCTTGATCTGACTGGCAGGGGTCTTGATCCCATAACGCCTATTGTCGGCAAAGTGGGCGCTCAGGCTATAGAAACCGGCGTCAATACCGCGCGCCAAATATCCCCATACAAAGTCAGTATCTATAGCCCAGAATTTAATCGCGAGTGGGGTGCCTTCCAGAAGGCTGAAGAGCAAAAGCTTATTGATTCAGGTGTGCCTGCTGAGCAGATTATATCGATACCGACCCAACGGGGCATTTGGGAGCAGTTTCAGGCAGAAACTGGCGACAAATTTGACAACCCATTTTCGAAGGAAGCTAACGCAGCATTCGATGCGCTTGAAGACCAAGGACGTGGCTTTAAGCGCGAGAATTATGCTCCCCCTTATATTGGCGGCGTAATCGATCAGACAATCAACCGTAAGGGTAAGGGCATCACGCCTGCTATTTTGGCTGAGGGTGCTATTCGCACCGCAGCGCCAGAGGGCGGCGGCTTAACTGGCGTTCCCGCCAGAAACACCAAAGATGCCATAGGCATTACCCGGTCAACAGCCACGAATGAACCTCCGGGCATTCTACAGCAAAACAAGGGCATGGGGCAAAGCGGTTTGTTTTCCAGCAACCGGGAAGCAGCGGCGCGGACCTCAACCACCAACCAGTTGGGTGATTACCTTAGCGAAAATTTGGGCGGTCAGGGAGCCAACCCTGTAACTTACCAAGACATTGCTGAAGATTTTATTCGGGCCGATCTTGAGAAGCGGAATGCATATCAGTGGTCATATGATAAAGCTGCGGAAACCGAAGGTGGCGGTGTTTACACTGACCCCGACGCCTTTGTAACAAAGTTCCAACAGGAATATGATGCCGCGCTCCGCAAGCAGGGCTTGAGCGCGCAAGATGTGGCCAAAAACCCCAGCCTTTTCCCAAATTCGGCGGCGTCTTTTGATAATTCAATAAAAAACATTGGTGGCTACGGTCAGACCGTTGAACCCTTAACCGCGACCATACCGGGGATTAATACAACATACACTTACAATCCCGCAATTCCCACTTGGATTGACGCCAACAGCGGGAAGCCAGCGCTGCCCGACTTGGTTCGGTATCTAAATCAAGAAAACGCTGCGAGTATTGCGGCTGGTCAAGCGCCCCCGCGCAACATGCTTAATTTGCAAAATTTGGAAATTGAGCGCAAGCGGCTGAACGCGGTTGCCCAGAAGGCTTACCAAAGTGGCAATATGGGCGACTACAAAGCCGCCATGGCACAGGTTGATGCGCTAGATAATACAGCCATTGACATGGCTCCTACGCACAATGGACCGAAAATTAACGAAGCCATTAACCACTTGGCGGAGGCGCGCAAGGAATTCCGCAACTGGCGGCAGAATGGCATCGATGCCCCTCCAACGCCCGCGAACGATATTGTTCGGACAGCGGCGCAAAGGACGTTCGACCTTACACAGCGCGATCCCGCGACTGGCAGGTTTGTATTTTCAAGTGAGCCAGATGCCGCCACTTACATTGGCGACGTCTTCAAGGATAAATTTGTAGGGGAAAAGGGTGTCACGCCATCTTATCAAAACCCCAATGCCCTGATTGATGTCCTTACAGACCCTAATCGCGGCCTTATGACAGACCCAACCTTGGTTCAAGATTATATCCGTACAGGGTATGGCCAACAGGGCGCTTCGCCGCAGGATCTTGCGGCTTTTCATAGCACCTACGGAAACCGCAATATCCTTGACCCCAACGAAGCAAACCTTTTTGAGCGGAGCATGGCTGCGCGGGCGGCTACTGACCCTAATGCAATCCCGCAAAGGGAGCCTTTTAAGCTTGTCCGTGATTTAGACGCAAACATGGGTGTTGGCCAACGGATTTACGAAAGGGCCAAGCCGCTTATAAGGGGCACCTTCGGATACCTTGCCGGGAGTACCATAGACCCGACTGGAACGCTTGGTTATATGGCGGGAACAGGCGCGCTTGGTAGCGGGCCCGCAAGTCGAGGGGCTGCCGATCTTGGCTTGCTTCGCAACGAACTTGGTGGGGCCCCAAAATACTCAGTGGACATACCTCAGTGGACTGTTAACGCGCCTCTTCGCACATCTGGTGTTGTTTCTGGCTATCAGGATGCGAAGCAAACTGCTCAGAATGATTCAGATGCAAATGCAATGATGGAAAGCCAGAACATAGCTGATGCTGAAAAATTAGCGGCCCAGTTTGAACAACAACAACAACAACAACCTCAACCACAAGCCCGTGGCGGTCGCGCTGCATACAAGGCTGGCGGCAAGGTTGGCGGGATTGAGCCGCTTATTCAGGCGTTGATGAACAAAGCGAAAATGGCTAAAAAGGTTTCGAACAAGGCAACGGAACCCCTGCTAAATGAGCGCGATGATGCTATAGCAAGTGCCTTGGCTGTCGCGCAGAAAGCCATCTAAGGAGTAACCCATGGTCAGTTCGTATACCACCAATAAATATATCGAAAAGCCCGCAAACGGTGACTATAACAACACATGGTCAACCCCGGTCAACAACGACTGGGACATCATCGATACGGCTTTTGGTGGCACGACAACCATAAATGCTGTTGGCGCGTCTGGAACTGTGACGCTATCAGTATCGCAATACAGGCCTCCGATTATTGCTATTACAGGGACGCTGACAGCAAACGTCAATTACCAGCTTCCTGCTGGCGTCGGCGGTTTCTGGTACATATTTAATAATACGTCCGGGGCATTTTCCATTCTATTCTCTTCGGCTGGTGGCGGTAGCACCGTTACCGTCCCGCAGGGGTATACGATTGGGATTATTTGCGATGGCACCAATGTTGGCCTCAATACAACAAACGCCGCCTTGATCAGTTCCAGCTACGCCAACCCGTCGTGGATCACATCGCTTGCCGCCTCAAAGATAACGGGGACCCTCCCTATTGCCAATGGCGGTACAAACGCGACCACCGCAGCGGACGCCCGCAACAGTCTTGGAGCCGCTGCCTCAGGCACCAACACCGACATCACCAGCCTCAATGCCTCTGCGGGCATTCAGGTAGGCTCACCTACTGCTGGCGCAAAGGGTGCTGGCACAATTAACGCGACTGGCCTTTTTGTTAACGGTGTGGCCGTTGGCGTGAGCGGCGGTAGCGTAAGTTCGGTGTCGGGATCGGGTGGCACCACCGGCATGACGCTGTCCGGTGGCCCAATTACCACATCAGGAACCCTGACGCTTGGCGGCACACTGGGGGTTGCCAATGGCGGCACTGGTGCCACAACGCTAACCTCAGGCGCGGTCCTGATCGGCGCGGGCACGTCTGCTGTTACGGCTGTCTCCCCCGGCACCGCAGGCAATGTACTTACATCCAACGGAACGGCTTGGGTTTCACAGGCTCTGGGCACAGGCGTTACCAGTTTTAACACCCGCACGGGCGCGGTTACGCTTAGTGCGGCAGACATTACGACCGCTCTTACCTATACCCCTGTCCAGCCCAACGGCACGGGTGCCACTGGCACATGGAATATAAGCATCAGTGGCAACGCTGCGACGGCCACATCGGCAACGTCGGCAACGTCGGCCACCAGCGCCACAACGGCTACGACGGCGACAACAGCCAACGCTCTGAATAGTGCCAATAGCTACAGCATCGTCAACCTGACGGCTTCAGGCAGCATCACGGCTTCGGGTAACGTAACCGCTTACTCCGATGCCAAGCTTAAAACTGACATGGCGCAGATACGCGATGCGCTTGATAAGGTCGATACGCTGACTGGCTATACCTACACACGCATAGATACAGGCCATCGTGAGACAGGTTTAATCGCACAGGACGTTCAGGCCGTGCTGCCAGAGGCGGTCGCGGATAATGATGGTACTCTGTCGCTGGCTTATGGCAACCTTGTTGGGCTTCTTGTCGAGGCCATAAAGGAACTGCGCGCTGAGGTGGATGAACTTCGGGGAGTAAAATAATGGCACTACCGGGCCCCGGCGTACCGCTGTCGCTTTCCGATATTCAAGGCGAATTTGGTGGCACAAACCCCATTTCGCTAAGCGAGTATTATGCAGGCGGCGGTCTGGTTCCGGCGGGCACAACTGGCACTTACGGTGCCGTTCCCTCCTCTGGTGCAATCAGCATCCAAAACTTTTACGGCACCACCAATGTCGTAATTTCGATTAGCGACCAAAACATCTCTTACGCTTCGGGTGGGCTTTCAAGTGCCACCGCTGGGTATCGCCTTACATCCGGCGGTCAAACGGACGAGCGCCTGAACAATTCCTACAGTAACATAGGGCAGTGGTGTACGCCGACATCGCAAGCCTCGAACTACGAGGTCTTTGCCACCCTTGTTTATGGGTCTTTGAACGCTGGCGTGACCGGCGCTTGGCTGGCGCTATCAAGCACTCAAGAGTGGAATACATTTGCGAATGCTGGTGGGTATGAAACAGCGCAGATTACGCTTCAAATCCGCAAGGTTGGCACAGCAACTGTGCTTGATACGGCAACCATTACCCTTGAGGCGGATGCGCTCTTATGACGGTTGATACCCTGCTCACCATCATCGGCTTTGTCATCACCGCCCTGACTTTTGTTGGGGCGCTGATCACTGTATGGGTAAATCTGACCAACAAGTTGACGCTACTTGAAGCGCGCCTTGGCTTTGGCGACGAAAAATTCAACGCCATCGATAAAAAGTTTGATGAGGTGATGATCCATCTCCGCAGGATTGAGGACAAGCTGGATAACAAGGCGGATCGGTGATGAAGCGTTTTTTGATAGGTTTTGTGGCCACAATCGGTGCAGCTTCCATGGTGATTGCACAATCGACCCCCGCGCCAGTGTCCTATGTTTACGACACGACCACCAACAGCACGTCGAACAACACCAACACGTCCACCAGCACCAATACGAACAACAACAATAATACGTCCACCAGCACGTCAACCAACACGAACGTCAACCAGAACATAAATTCTGGGACGGTGACCAACAACAATAACAACACGTCCACCAGTACGAATGTGAACCAGAATATCAATTCTGGGACCATGACGAATATCAACCAAAACACCAGCACGTCGGTGAATTCGAATTCCAATCACAATTACAATAACGACACCAGCAACAGCACGATCAACCAGAGCGTGAACAGCACGTCTGACAATACCAACCGGAATATCGACACAAGCAATAGCACGATCAACAGCACGGCCTCGACGAACAACGTCAACCAGAACAACAACGTCAACGTGTCCGACAGCAAAAGCTACAGCGAAAGCGTCAGTCGCCAGATAATCGACCAGAATATCAAGTCGCCACCTCCCAGCGCCATCGCGCCAAGCATGATGTCCTACAGCCAAGATCTTTGCACCACCGGCCAGTCTGGTGCGGTGCAGACGCAAATCATTGGCTTGTCGGCTGGGCGCACTGTGCGCGACCAAAACTGCGAACGCATGAAGCTGTCTAAGACCCTATACGACATGGGTATGCGCGTCGCCGCTGTGAGCCTCCTGTGCCAAGACCGCCGTGTTTTTAAGGCAATGGAAATGGCTGGCACACCTTGCCCGTTCATGGGTAAGATTGGCGACGAAGCCAGCGCTGCGTGGGAAGAAAACGTCGATGCGCGCCCTGACAAGGATTAAAATCCTTTTCCTTATATCGGCTTTCGCAGCACCTGTTTCCGCGCAGACCTATGAGCCTGTCTTGGTGGCTCCACAAATTCTTGGCGCTCCAACGACGATGACGCCGCTCAATCTGGGCGACGACAACACGCGGAACGTCGCTCTTGGCTTTGAGTTTGAGTACTGGGGCCAGACTTTCACCGACGTTTGGGTGTCGAGCAACGGCTTCGTATCGTTTCAAAGCGGGGCGCATTTGTGCTGCAACGGCCAGCCCATCGAAATGGCGCAGCGCAATACCATTTACGCTTATTGGTCAGACCTAATCAGCTTTACCGGCAACCCTTACTATCGTCGCGACAATGGCTCGATCCTCTTCGGCTGGTATGGTGTGAACGAGTATGGCACGAACAACAGCAGCACCTTCGAGATAGGCCTCTTTGCCGACGGCAAGATACAACTGAATTACGGCAATTTGGGCTTTAATGGAGGCCACACCTTCACCGCTGGGATTACTGGCCCAACTGCGGACGATAACATCACCCTCTTTTATGGGCGCAACGCGCAGTTCATGCAGAACCAGTCCGGCATCCTGTCATGGATTGCGCCTGAACCTGAGGTCGTGGCCGTTGACTGTAATGTGACGCCAATGGACCCAACCTGCCCGCCAGCCGCTGTAGACGTTATACCTGATCCCGTGGCCGCGATTACCGAAGCTGTGGAGCAGAGCGCGGTCATTGAGCCGGAGGCGATGGATCGGGTGCAGGAGGTGGCTGAGGCTGCGCTGGAACGGGCAGAAGAGGTTGAGGTGGTCGCTGAAGCTGTAGCACCGGCAGAAGAGCCTGAAGCCGCCACAGAAAGCGCTGGCGCTGAAGCGGAGGTCAGTGCGGATGAAACCGACACGGCTGAGCGCCTTAGCCCTGATGAGGTTGCTGCGCTTGCCGCGACCGGACCAGACTTTGAAGACGGCATGCAACAGGATGGCCCCGCGCAGGAGGCGCAGCAGGTCCAAGCCAATACACAGGCGCAGAGCAGCTTTGTTCAAGAAACGCAGGACGCCTCAGCGTCTGGCGCGTTTACCACACAAATGCGTTTCGACACCACGTTTGGCGGTGCGCTTTCTTTGGGGCCAACAATATCGGTAGCGCAGAGTGCGTCACCGCTCGACATGGCAATCTCAGCAAGTAATCCGCTATCTATGGCCAGCGCCACAGAGGTATTGGGGCTTGGCTCACCTCCGCCTGTCGTTTCTGCCGGAAATGCACCGCAATCCGAAGGCGGCATGTCTGAGGGGCAGAGCGAAACAATTTCGGAGATGGGTGCGGTTCCGGGCTTTGCTGCATATACACAGGCGTCACTGCAAGACAGGGCTGACTTTTACGCTGTGCGCGATATATATAGCAGGCGCAAACTGCGAGACGCAAACTTTGAATTGTATCGCATGATGCAGACGAACGATGCCCGTTGGCAGGAGATGGTGGATGAGCAATACAGGTGAGGAGCCAAAGGTCTCTTTCGATGAGAGCGGCTTCAGCTTTAACATTGGTGGCCTAAGTAGCGGCAAGATTGCCATTATCTTTGCGGCCTTTTCGACAGTCCTTGGTGGCCTGTGGGCTGGCTTCCAAGTGTATCAGCAATTCCTGACCATGCAGGAGGTGACCGCTGCGTATGTGCCGCCAGACCTGTCTGGCATTGAAGGCCGCATTTCGGTTCTGGATGAGCGCGTGACAAGCGTTGAGCGCCTGACCAAGATCAACAGTGAAGCCCTGAATTACATGACCGGATCGATCTCCAGCAGCGTCAGCGGGACGCGCCAGACGGTTGACGCTGTGTCGAGCAGTGTTCGGAATAGCGATGCACAGAACATGGCTATGCAGCGCGCTATCATTGACCAACTGCGTGAGCAGGATAAGGAGCAGCAACGGCGGATCAAGGAACTTGAAGCCCAGACTGCGGAACGTATTCAAAAGACGCTGGCGAACCCGCTGGCCGGAAAGGACTGATGATGGAAGATAAACTATTGGAGGCGCGCATCAAGGCGCTCCTACTGGCTGCAAAGACGATGGCGTTTGTGATCATCGCAATCACCTGTGCCATGATTGTTGGCCTGTTTGTGTCGAATGAGATCATCGACAATAAGGACGTGTTCGGACTGCTGTCATACGTCATGACCTCGGTTGTTGGCGCTGTGGCTGGCTCCTACGCCACGCTGATGGGCATGAAGGGTGAACTGGTCCCACCGCCACCGGGAGACCGCAACGACCCTGAGCCAGAAGAGCCTGCGCCAGCACCCGTACCGCCTCTCGATCTGACGCCGGAAATGGGGGCAGAAGAGCCGAAAAAGTACGACGATCCGCAAGCCACAGTCTTTATCGACGAAGACGATGATGACGATGACATGGAGCCTTGGGAGAAGTATCGCGGTGACCTGCGCTATGACGCCAACGGCGACGGCGTTGTCGATGAACTTGATTTCCCTGATTGGCGGAGTGCTGGCAAATGAGCTTAACGAACCTTCAAAGTAAATGTGGATGCCACCCAGATGGCGCGTTTGGTCCGGGGACATTGAAATCGGCCTGTGACCACTTCAAGCTGAACAAGAACCGTGCCGCGCACTTCTTTGCCCAAACAGCGCATGAAAGCGGCAACTTCAAGGCGTTCAGCGAGAACCTGAACTACGGCGCGAAGGGTCTGCGCGGCATCTTCGGAAAGTATTTCCCAACCGACGCAATGGCCAAAGCCTATGAGCGTCAGCCGCAGAAGATTGCCAACCGCGTCTATGCCAATCGCATGGGCAATGGCGATGAAGCGTCTGGCGACGGATGGAAATACAGGGGGCGTGGTCCGCTTCAACTCACTGGCAAGAACAACTACCGCGCATTCGGCAAATACATCGGACGCGAACAGGAGGTGTTGGACAATCCAGACCTTGTGGCTACCGAATTGGGTTTTGAAAGCGCCCTGTGGTTCTTCGATGCGAACAAGCTTTGGTCGATCTGCGACCAAGGCATCAACGACGCTGCGATCCTTGCACTGACAAAGCGGATCAATGGCGGAACCCACGGTCTCGAAGACCGTAAACTGAAAACCAAGAAGTATGCTGCTTGGTTATAAGGAGACCTAATATGGTTAATCTGAAAAAGCTAATACAGAAGGAAGCCGAAAAGGCCGTCCTAAAGAAGGCCGTCGGTAAGATCCTGCCAATGGACAAAGAGGTGCCAAGCACTGGATGGAAAGCCAAGGCGATTGGTGGCCTGACGGTTCTGGCTGCTGGAATTGCGGCGCTGCTTAGTTACCTTCAGGGGTAACAAGGCGCTCCAAATACCAAATCGCTTTACGCAAATCTTCAGCCGCGTCTTTCTTATGATTGGCGCGGCTGATGTATTTTAGGGCATTACCCTTGCAGAAGCCGGAAAACTCTTCGGCGGTCAGCTTGGCCTGAATGTAGTCGATGGTTTCAATGCCGCCCACCTTATAGTGCGGAGGGTGGTTCACCATATCGGATTCGGTGTAGATCGCCTTGTTTTCACGCATGATAGAGGTGACGCCGCATTCTCGACAAAATTTGGTGAGGCGAGTGCCGTGGCTGCATGTAAAATCTTTAATCGATGACATTATTGAAAAACCTTCACCTTGCCAATGAACAGTGGGTTTAGGGCAATCTTGCCGACGCTATAAAAATTCCCAATGCCACCGGCAGAAACGCTGTCTTTATAGATTTCATCGACAATGATAAAATCCGAATCGCGCATTTCGTCAACCAACTCTTCCAAGCTTTCGGCTGGATGTTCGCCAATGATCTGGTGGACCGAATTACCGCTTCGCGACGGCATGTTCATCGTAATCTGAAATCTCATAGCAATACCTTCAAAAAGATGGGCGGGGCATAGCACCCCGCCCACCCTCTTGTCCATTAGCCGAAATCGTCTTCAAACGATGCGGCGGCAGGAGGCGGAACCTGCGTGGAGCCTGTCGAAGGCGGCGATGCAGGGGCTGGTGGGGCAGCTTGCACATGCGCAGGGGCGGCGTCGCCACCATTCTTCGGGCTAAACACAAGGTCAGCGGGACGCTCAACCCAGCTTGCGATCTTGAAGACCGGAGCGTAGTTGGTCGTTTTTACGGCATTGCCCTTTTCGTCGCGACCCTGCGTGACGATAGGGACTGTGGTTTCAAGGGCGACCACAGGCAGCTTGCCGGGGTTTTCTTTGGCACCGGCAAGATATGCGGTGTGGCAGGCGTCGAAAGCGCCCAGAACAGCCTTGGCTGTCGAAGCAATCTCACGAACGTCACCGCCGCAATCCTTGCCAAGCTTCAGCATCATGCGGATGCCCTGACGGAACTTGCCGCCGGGATTTTCAGGCATGGGCTGGCCAATCGGAGCGACCTTGAATTCAGGCGCTGAACCGGCTGGGAAATTGATGAAGCCGACCTCAATGTTTTCAAAGTCCATAACGGCCTTGAAGCCTGTGGTGATGTCTACGGGATTGTTGACACCGTCAGAGCGGTCGATGCGGAAGAAGCGACCTGCCCGTGCGTCAAACTTAACGATAGGGATGATGTCGCCACCGGATGATTCGTAATTAAAACCAAATGCCATTTTACATTTTCCTTCTATGGCGCTGTTTAGCCAGCACCTTGCTTCCCCGCGTTGTGCGGAAACTGGTTATATGCCCCAAATCTCAAACGCCTGCTGGCGCGAAACTGGGTCATTGAAATAAAAGCTGTCCGTATCTGGAACGACGAATGACGCCAATTCCATGGGATCATCGCTGAGCGCCAAGAAGCGCTGGATGGTGAGCCCGATCTTGCCCAGAGCCTCAACATGCTCACGGGCATTTTCAAGCGCATATGTGGCGTGTTTCTTGGGCGTTATATACGAAACCCGCGCAGACAGGTTGTCGCCCCTTGCGGCACGATACAGGGCCACCTGACGGGCATGCGGCTGGCTGATCTTGCTGGGCAGCGCGTGGGTGGTCTTCAGGTCGGTCAGCATGCCATGCTGCTCCCACTCAAAGTCATAATAGCCGATCATGGGCACAAGCAGGCCCTCAATATCAAGGCTGACGCTGCCCTGAGCGGATGACGGGACGCCATAGCCGCGCAATTCGCGCAGGCCCATCTCCACCATGTCCGGAATTGCCTTACGCTCCTTATCGACCTTTTCGCCGCTGATGAATGAGGCAAGCGTGTTGAACTTGTCCAGCGCGACCTTGGTGCAGTCCGCCAAGGATGCGTCAGGGTTAAAAAGCCCATGGGCGACACCGTCTTCGACCGCAGTCCCGCGATAGGCGGCTGGGCCAACAGATGAAGTTTTCTTCAGGCACTTGTTCATGACGAATGTGGCCAGTGACGATGTGAACAGGTTGCACGTCGATGGTGACAGGTGCTGAATGTCATGCACTTCGAACGGGTTTTTCATTATACAGCCTCAATAGTGATACGATAGGATTGACCGTTGCGATCATCGATACGCAGCGATGATACGGCGGTTTGCAGGTCAGATGTTACTGCCCGTGGCGCGGAAAGCAAGCCCTCCGGATCGCCAAAGTTGAACTGCTGCGCGATGCGGTAGGCTATATATTCCTGAATTTTAGAATGTGTTTGCATAGGATTTCCATAAATAGATAATTAATCGATACGCAGGACAGTACGCCCGTAAAAAAAATACGTCAACCCAAAAAATGATGTTGACATATCGGGCAGTGTGCCCGTAGCTACAGGGGCTATCGGCAAATTTGATTAACGGAGATATTTTATGAACGATGCACAAGTGCTTGATATTATTAAGAGATCGCAAAAAGCGTTTAAGCGCGCAGATAAAATAGCGCAGGAAAAGCGTGAAGTCGAAAATGAAATTCGGGATTTATGTCGCGAATATGCTGAGGCCTGCCGTGTTTGGAACTGGCAGCCACATATGCTGCGTAATGCAGTCGAGTCCCGTCTGGGGAAAAAGGCTGCTTGACATGGCAGGACACGCCGCCCTACTTGGTGCGGCGATACCTATCGAACAATTGGAGTTATGATGAAGCAGACAAAAGAAGATTTTGCATTGGCGCGGAATGCGCTGAACATGACAACCACGCAGTTGGCTAAGGCTTTGCGCATGGGGATTGGCTCAGATCGCACCATTAGACGCTACGAAAGTGGCGAATGCCCAGTGCCGGGACCAACGTCGGTTGCGGTCGAGGCCCTGCTGTCAGGGTTCAGGCCGGAGGGCTTTGAAGAGGGTTAGTAGACACATTTAAAGGAGCAACAAAATGTTAGAAGTCCAAGAGCGTAAATTAAAGCAAGCCATCGATATACTTGAGTTGCTTGGCTTGGAATTTAAGGTCATTAGGCCAGATGGCTTTGAGTATGGCAAACTTGAGGTGCTGCCACCAAAGCCTGCGCCCAAAATTACAAAATTGCCTCAATACCCCCGTGGCGAAGTGCGCAAGTTCTTCTTGCCCTTTTTGACAGGCATGAAGGCTGGGAACACGGCGGTGATTGACTGCAAGTCCTACGACGCCCGTGTAATTTCCCGCGATATTTCATCGTATTGCGTCAATGCATTTGGGCGCGAGTCGGTTTCCTGTTTAACAAATCGTGAGGCAAACACCGTCGAGGTGCTTGCACTAAAAGATCTGGGATGACCGTCATTTCGACCGACCACATAGAAACGGTCGAAGATTTGGTGACCGCAATGGCAAAGGCTATCAACCCTGCCGCCTTTTCGGATGGTGGCTCAATGAAGGAAATAGAACTTTGCCGCTTTGCAGCCAGACGGGCCTTGTCAGTAGTCGCACCGATAGTCGTGCGTGAGGCTGCTGCCTTGGCCGGTGACAATAAAGAGATAGCCGCCAACATTATGCGGTTGAATGAAATTTTCTAAATTTAAAGGATAGATATGACAGATGAAATTAACGCATTGGATGAGCAGGGGCTGGTTGACGCCGCTGCCAAGGTGCAGAAACTTATGATGGAGGTTGCGCCAAATCCCGGCGATGGTCTTGGCGTTACCGCTATGATGATGACCAACTTTTTAGCAACAGGACTGGTGTGCGGCATATTGGACGAAGGCTTCATCGACAAGATGATGGTGTCGATCCGCGAAGCCGTTAACGAATCAGTTACGGCCATTCACGAAGGCATCGCAGCCGACGCTGTGACCGAAACAATTCAATAAGAGGAAGTGAAAATGAAGGATAAATATGTTTACCCACACGTTTCAGACATGGGGCCAAGGCCCGGCATGGAACTGCGTGACTGGTTTGCTGGCATGGTTTTACAGTCAGCCTGTCGCGAAAACAACGAGTGGGAAGCTGCCCGCTTGGCATATGCTTATGCCGACGCAATGATCGAAGAACGCAACAAGGAGCAAAATTAATGTCTTATGAAATTACAGCGGCGGAACTGCGCCAATATATTGAGCGCATTGAGCGTCTGGAAGAGGAAAAGAAGGGCATCGCTGATGACATCAAGTGCGTCTACAGCGAAGCCAAGGGTCAGGGTTATGACACCAAGATCGTGAAGCAGATCATTCGCCTGCGCCGCATGGAAAAGGATGCGCGTGACGAAGAGGAAGCGCTGCTCGACACATACAAAGCGGCATTGGGCCTGTGATTGTCCTTGGCATCGATCCCGGCCTTAGTGGGGCGCTTGCGTTTTACGATACGGTCGAGCAGACCGTTGAGGTCGTTGACATGCCAGTGTTGGAACTTGTCCGCAATGGCAAGAAGAAGCGGGAGGTCAGCGCTCAGGCGCTGGCCAACCACCTTGCTGGTCGCAAGATCAATTCGGCATTTCTGGAGCGCGTCAACGCTATGACCGGACAGGGCGTGACATCTGTTTTCAGCTTTGGCCGATCATTAGGGATTGTCGAGGGTATCCTTGCTGCATATGACATCCCGACAACGCTTGTAACGCCTCAGGCGTGGCAGAAGGCTGTCAATCAACGTGCGGGTAAGGACGGAAGCCGTGAAAGAGCCATGCAGCTTTTTCCGGCGCAGGCCAATCTGTTTCAACGCAAAAAGGATGACGGTCGATCTGACGCCGCCCTCATAGCATATTACGGAGCGAAAACGCTTTAATTACACATAGATCAGGGGCTGATAGTGGAAAATATTCAATTCGATTACGATTTTGCAGGTCCTGCTGACTATGCCAAAATGTATCGCCAACTGGGCATTCAGGTCGTTCCGGCCAAGATGCCTCGCGAAGATAAGGCGTGGAAGCGCCCCGTCATCAAGTGGCGTGATTACGAACATCACATTGCTGACGATGACACGTTCAATAATTGGTTTGGTGGGAGCGGTGAATTTCGCTCTCGCCCCAACATGGGCATCATCACAGGTAATGCGTCCGGTGGCATATTTGTCCTCGACATCGACCTGCACAACCATCCTGCGGCTAAGACGTGGCTGGATGACCTGATCGACAACCATAACCGCAGCATGCCGATTAACGCGCCCACACAGCGCACTGGCGGCGGTGGCCTGCAATTACTGTTCAAGGCCCCTGAAGGCTGGGTGTCGCCCACCAACAAGACAAGCATGGGCGTGGACATTCGCGGTCAGGGTGGCTTTGCCATGCTGCCGCCCAGCCAGCACGAGAGCGGCCAGTCATATGAATGGGTCAAAGGCTTTGAGCCGTGGAACATTGCCATCCCAGAGGCCCCTATGTGGCTTGTGGAGGCCATTGACGATCTGTTGGCGCAATACACCAAGGTCGAGCGCGGTGAGCGCACAGACAGCCCTGCGACAGCGACAGACGCCTTCGGCCAGATCGTGGACGGTCGCGAAGATTATATGACGCGCCTGATCTGGGCGCGGGTGGTGCAGATGTATCGCGACTGCCCGTTTATCAGCGATGCTGAGGCAGAGCGTGAAATGCGCGATGCGTTCACGAAATATGACCAGAACGTCAAAAGCAGGCTGTTTGAGCCCGGAACGCCAAACCACATCCTGTTGGAGCGCGAAGGGCGCGGTGCGTCCTTGTTCTTCCAAAAATGGAACATTGCCATGGGGCAGTGGGATGGTCGTGTAAAGGAAGCGGCGGCTGTCCCCGCACCAGAAAAAAAGTCCGATTTGGTTTTTCAGGAACCAACGGGCGATGGCGGTGACGGCTCCCACACCTTAACGCAAGCCGACATCGATGTTTACGAGCGCCTGAGCGTAAAGGACATCAAGGCGCTGCCCGATCCAAAGTATCTGGTTGAGGGCATCGTGATCGAGAATTCCCTGATGTTTATCTATGGGCCTCCGGGATGTGGTAAGACGTTCATCAGCCTTGGCATGGCACTGTCCATTGCCGCTGGCTTGGACGAATGGTGGGGACGCAAAATCCACAAGCATGGCCCCGTTGTGCTTTTGTCGAGCGAAGGTGTAGCGGATCTTAAATTCCGCATCATGGCGTGGGAAAAGGAAACGGGCATCAGCGTCGATGATATTCCGTTTTACCTGATCCGCCAGACCATCAACTTTATGGCCGAAGCAGACGTCGATAAGCTTCTGCGCACGGTGCTAGACATCACCAACCAGCTTGGTGAGCCTCCGGTCCTGATTAACGTCGATACGGTCAGCCGTGTGCTTCCCGGAGCGGACGAAAACCTACAGAAGGATATGACCCTGTTTATATCCGCCTGTGACCGCGTCAGGGAGGTGTTTGGATCGACCGTGGCTGGTGTCCACCACACGAGCCGCAATGGCAATCTGCGTGGCTCTACGGTCTTTGACGGGGCTGGTGATGCGCTGCTGTCCATTACCCGCGAAGAGGGTGCGGACATTGGCGAGATGCTGGCCAAGAAGATTAAGTCTGCACCGGACGGCTGGAAGCAGAATTTCCGCCTGAAGAAGGT